ATTTTTTTTACAAATACAGATATAGCGTATAAATAATCTAAACTTACAGGATAACTATCAAAAACATAACTAGTAGTACCTCCATTGCCAACTAAAGTATCTGCTGTTAAAGTTCCATTAGGTCCTACCGAAGTATTTGATGTCATAGTACAATTAGATTTACCCCAAATAGTATTTGAAAAATCTTCGCTATAAACTTGTAAATTAGTGGATTCTTTTTCTAATAGTAAAACAGGACAATCTCTGTTTAACCAATCTAATCTAGGAACGTTATTACCAACAGTTTCAATTAAACCATCTCTTGTAACCCTAGTTCCAGACGAAGCACGACTAAAGTCAAAATCCCCATCACCACTATTTGGCAATATGGAATAAACGTTACTTGTTCTGTATCCGCTTGGTATTAATGCTAACTTTGGATTCTCCATTGTTTATTTTTCTTAAATACTCTTTTAACTTTATTACGTTAGCCTTTTTAGGCTTGTATTTATTTATATTTTTCTCGCTCATTACACAAACCATCCGCCAGTGTAATTAACATCTCTGTCTGGATACATATCCTCATTTGAACTAGAAGTGTATTCTGGAAACAAATTAGAATAATTACAGATATAATCTAAGAATCTCTTAGTATAAAACTCAGCAGTATCTCTTGTTCTTTGAACTAAATACTCCATTTCTTCTTTTGTTGGTAAATCAGAGTTTTCACTTGTGTGCTTAAACAAACCTCCATTATTAACCTGAAACATGCTGTAAGGTATGTATGTTGCTTGTGTGTACCATATAAGCATTGGCTTTATGTAGTCATCTAAAAGATTCTTGTAATTTACATTTCCAGCATCGTTTATAGTACCATCAATTATTAGTGATTGCATCTTTTTATACAAACTTCCGCCCAGATAATTTTGAATATGAATATCCTGTGCTATTTCTATATATTGAACTATTTTGTCACTATCTACATTACCATCAATGATAGACTTCTTCTTCAGGTCAGTGACACTTATAAATAACGCTTTTAAGCTCATATTTCTTCTTTTATAGGTTCGTCATCCACTTCATCTGAGATAGTTTCTTCAGTGGCTTCATTTTGCTCATGAGAGCTTAATTTCTCACCAGTTTCTTCCTCTCTTTTCACTTTTGTTGCTATATTGTCTAATTCAGTGAACTCGATAGGCTGTAAAGTGATGAAATATAAATCTAAGAATATATCGTTAAATTCTAATATTTCTGTCAAGCAAGATATTATCTCTTCTTGAAACGGTCTTATTACAATGTTATCCATCAATATAGAGGCTGTTCTAAGTTCCTCCGCATTGTTTCCAAATCCAGTATTGTCTTTTATACCTAGAAGTATAGGTGAAACAATACCATGTCCTAGCATTATCTTTTCCCTTGCCTCATCAGACATAAATTGATACTGTGCATGAGCATCTGGAAGGTGTATAGGCTCTAAGTCAGCCTTAGTTTCTTGTGACTCGTTAAATGCCAATATAAACTTACCAGCGTTTGAGCTTCCACTGAACTTATCATATATTTTATTTTCAATTATAGTTTGAGTTTCCTCTGGAGGAACTCCATTATTGAAGTTTATTAATAAAGAGGGTTGAAGACCGTTCTTTATGTTGTTTATATGATAGTTTGAAACCTCTTGCTCTAAATCACAATACTGAAGACACCCGTTATAATCAACTGGTGCATAATAGTAAAAACCACTTCTATATGGCTTTATTATATAAAGCTCGTTTTGTTGCCCTTTAGTACCATTACCATAGGTAGGTATTCTTTTAGGCTTGTCAGATGGCTTCACATCAGACCAGTTTGGGTGATAGTAGTAAGCATCTATGCTTCCTTTCTTGTTAGCTTTTTCAGCTCTTAATGTTTCCATTGGAAAATGAGATATTTTAAGTATCTTAGTTTTCCTTTTATTATACATTATTTGTATAGCAGCCTGACCTAACATTTTGTAGTCGTGTACTATTCTTTTTATTTGCTTTTTATTGAAGAGCTTTTTCATTTGTAAATACTCTTCTGGCTTTTCCATTTTATTAAAAGCCTCTAATCCTCTACCGTAAATCATATCAATTATTCCATTGATACACCTAGAATTGGTAGGAGAACCTAAATAGTTGTCTATTAGGTTTTGGAAGTAGTCATTATTATCACCATAACAAACCCAGTCTCTGTTGTATTCTTCTTTTACAACAGGAGTCTGATATGCAGCTAAATTAACTACTCTAACATTTTTATTGTTCTCCATAATATTATTATTCTACAAATATGTATTCATAATCTGAATCATCTTGAACATAGTCAGATGTAGAACCTAAAGATGTTCTAAAAGTAACTATATCTCTGTAAACAGGAGATGAGTCAGATGAATTGTAAATGTTAACAGACAAAGTGCTGTTGCTATTTATACTTGATTCAAATGAAGAATCAGTTATAGTCAGTTCAACATAAGAGTTATCAGTGCCAATTATTATGTCTACAGTTTCGACTGTATGAACCTTCTTGGTCTCTTGATTTGTTATTTTTGCCTCCAAAGAAACAAAGGACCTTCCAGTCATATTAACCCTTATTACTGGTAAATTATTTATATCAGCTATTGTCATAATATTATAACAACAAATATGTCTTTTTGTTTTATTTAATAAAAAAAAGGGGTCTATATTAAACAGACCCCCTTATATTAAACAAAGATAGTTATTACGGATTAATAACCGTTGGACTTACGTCAAAATCCGAACCAGCTCCAATTATACCTGAATCAATAAACCAAGATGGAGTTGTTTCTTTTCCTTCAAATGAAATATTGTATCCATTTAAGTCTCCCATAGCTCCACCAGTAGATGTATTTACAGTTACTTCTACTCCGTTTTGCGCTCCAGATAATCTGAAATTTCCATTATAGTCCTCTATAATTATATGAGGTCTTCCGTAAGATAATAGTTTGAGTGCTTTTTGAGTAACGGAATCTTGTTTTTTCAAAACAATACTTCCACTTTGAGTCCAAAATGAAGTTCCATTGTCTCTTGAGTTTTCATTAGTTTCCTCAAAAGTATTATTATCCCCTCTTAGTTCAAATTTATAAACAACAAGGGGGGTGCTTAATCCGCTAATCTCATCATCAACACCTAAATTAGATAAAATGTCAGCAAAAAGTCCATCAACATAGTTCCCTATATAGATGTTTCTTAATCCACCAACACTCTCTTTACATGCTTCTGTACGACCAGTTGTAATATCACAAGACATAATTTTATATTTTTATATTAGTTAAACAAAAAAAGGGAATGGGATAGACACCCACCCCCTTTTATATTAATGAACAGTTATTAAGCTGTGTAATATACAATCTCAGAACCAAATCCGTACTGGATTCCAGCTGTGAAACGTGCGATTACTCGAACATTTTGAGAACCATCTAAATCAGCCATGTCTAAAACTTTAACTTGATTCAAGTCAGATAGTAAACCAGTACCGAAATATAAGTTAGATGATTGAGCTGCTACCATTTTGTTATCTGCAAGACCATTAGCCATAAATACAGACACACCATCAAAAGATAAAGCTCCGTTATCATACCACTGAGTACCTTTGTTGTCAGAACCATTAGCTCCAAGTCCAGCAGCACCAAATCCTCCTAAAGCACGTACATAAGCTTTCATTACGTTTTTAGATACGTATAATTTAAGGTCTTCTTTTCCGTAGATAGCAGAAGGAATAGCATCAACTACTTTGCCCATCTCATCGATTACGTTTGCAGCATCAATTGCAGTTCCCACTACATCGATAACAGTTGCATCAGCAGCAAATAAAGTTGTGAATCCATCAAACTGACCAGCAGTTGCATCAGTTCCACCCCAAATAGTTGTTTCTAATTCTTCAGCTACTTTAGCAGCAACGTGAGCTACTAAATAATCAGCAAAAGATGGAGGTAAGCTATCAAAAGCTGAATACCCCATAGAGATTGCATCCCAATCAGAACGAAAATCATCCTTACATAATTGTAGGTTTACTTGAAAAGTTTCTGGCTCTAAGATTCTTTCATCAAGAGTAACAGAAGAACCATCTGTAAAATCGCAAGTGTCATCAGCAATCAAAGTGCCTGTAGCAAGTGACTTGATAACAGCTTTAAATTTAACATTAGGCTTTACTGTAACACCACCATTTTCGATAGTATTAGCAGATAGTAATGCAGCTGAGATAAAACCTTGTAATTTCTCACCAGCATAAGTAGTTGTAATAGTTGTTGTAGTTGCCATTTTTATAAATAATTAATTATTAAACATTTTTGAGAACACTCTGTCCTTAGTTGTCATCACTCTGTTTCCACCAATTATAAATTTTGACTTACTGTCAACTCCAGCTTCAGGTGAATGAGCAATTTCTTCAACTTCTTCAATAACATCTGAGCTTAACTCAGCTGGTACTTCTTTCTTGTATTCTTCTTCCTTTTTAATAAGACCCTCGAGAACACTCATAAATTCTTTCTTTAAGTTCTCCAAGTCTTCTTTGGATGCGTATTCAGTAGCCTTGATTTCCTCTTCATCTTCTACTTTTTCCTCTTCCTCAATAACTTCTTCTTCCGCAATTTCTTCTTCTTCTGCTAGTTCAGTAGTTTCTTCTGAAACTTCTTCGCTAACTACTTCCTGAGATTCTAGCTCAACATTATCTAACACCTCATTAGAAGACAGCTCTTCATTAACCTCTTGGCTAAGTACTTCGGCAGCCTCTACTTCAGTAGAAAGAAAAACATTTTGCAGCTTCTCTAAAATTTCTGTCGCTTTCATAAATTAAACATTTTTATATTAGTATAACAATTAAATTAAAGTTTATTTCATTTTCAACTAGTCATCCCCTTCATTTTCTGGAGTTCCAGTGATATTTCCAATACCTTGCTCCCAATACTCTGGGGCATTGCATCCCTTACAGCAGTTTATGCAGTATGTGTTTTTGCATTTACAGTACTTTGCTCTCATAATTATTTCTTGCTTGATTTGGGGTGTTTAATTGGTAATAAATCGTAATCAGTAGTGTACTTGGCATTTTGTGGTTTACCATTCTTTACTAAATACAAAAAAGCATTTACTCTTGCAAACGCCCATTGACTGGCTGACTTTACATTTGGAGAGTGGCTAGTATTAAACGCACCTAAACCTCTTTGAAACACAGATGCTAACATACCTACTGTAACACCATATCCTAGCTTCTCCTTGTATCTTTCATTAAACTCATTAGATTTCTTTTGCAAACTAGCCCTGTCTTTTGCAGATACTTTAGCTCCAGTTTTACCAGAAGCATCACCTTTAGCCGTTCCTTCTCCTTTTGGGTTTTTATTAGGTGTATCTGATTTAGGTGCTTTAGGGCTTTTCTTTACTCCACCTTTAGGACCTACCTCAGCCATCTTCTCAGAATCTATTTTTTTTAGTTTGCTAATAGCCCAATTCACTCCAGCAGAACCTCCCCAAGCATCCCACATAAGACCTCCACATCCCTCAGAATAAGGTACGTCTTTGTGTTGTTGGTGTCTCTTGAATGAAGCCATTCTTGCAATAGTGGAACGACTCAAATTAGCTCCTCTTGAGAGCTGTGCTGCACGAGTCCAGCCTATACTTGTTCCGCAAGAACTACCGTTTTCTTCCTTCCACTTTATAGCTCTTTTAGCATTATTTCTTGCAGCTTGTGGATAATCATTATATGTTTTTAACTCAATGTTATTAGCTGCGCTCAATATCTCTTCTATTTCGTATATCTTAGCTAACTCATCTGCCGAAAGCTCTTCTTCAATACTTTCTTTTGGTCTGTCTGATTTTTTATCGCTAAAGAACCCCTCTATACTAAAGCCTTTAACTTTTTCTGTTTTTACAAACTCATCCCAAACCTCATCGTTGTTCACCTTAACAGAAACCATCCAAGTACCTATAGGCATATTTAAACCGTATTTTCTTGATTTATCGTGAGTCTCATCTTCAATTATCCAAGACTCAACAACAGATAAACCACCCAGTTCAACCTCATGTTCTAGGGTTGAGTTGTTTTGCTTTCCTTTTGATAAAAACAACTGAGATGCTTTTCTTACGGTTTCTTCTGAAAAGTGTATATAATACTCTTTTTCTCCGCTTTTTCTGTATATTTTTTTATTTGGTATCAAA